GCCGAAATCACATATCGAGCATATTTCGATTAATAATCTTTCGTATGGTGAAGAAAACATTAATTATAATAAGCTAAAAGAAAATACAAATGGGAAAACTGTAGCAATTGAAGAAGCACTTGAAACAACTTCTCATGATATAAAATTATTTGGTGATTTTGATTTAAATCCTGGTACAGTAATTGTTTTAAAGTTTCCGAAGGCTGTTGATCCAGTTATAATGAAACAGCTCTTATCGAATATGAAAAATAAACCAACGAGCCAAAGAGATCTATGGGATAAACATTTATCGGGACGGCACTTAATCACATCGGTAAACCATCTGTTTGAAGATGGAGAGTATTTCTCTGAAGTGCGAGTAAAGAAAGACTCATTTAATATTGACCTATAAATAAATTATGAATCCTGAAAATTTTATTAATAATGGTGGTGGATTTGCATGGTTCACCGGTGTAATCGAAGACATTAACGATCCTATGGAAATGGGAAGATATCGTGTAAGGTGTTTTGGTTACCATAATCCAGATAAAACCGCAGATAAAGGTATTCCTACCGAGGATTTACCGTGGGCAGTTACTATGTTACCTATTACATCTGCATCAATGTCTGGTGTTGGACAATCAGCCACAGGATTATTATGCGGAACATGGGTTATTGGGTTTTTTAGAGATGGTATTAATGCTCAAGATCCGGTGATTATGGGATCTATTCCATCTATTACATCTGAGGTTGATTATCAATTTGGTTTTACTGATCCGAATCAACGTTATCCAAGTGAAAATAAATTAAATACTCCAGATACTCCGGTTTGTGCTCAGGTAAAAGAAGAGAAATATAAACAAGGATTTAGTTATACCGAAAAAACTTCACTAAGAGAGTTATATGACCCAAAAATAACAATAGCTCAAAAAACTCGAGCTCCAGAAAAGCTCGGAACTTTACCTGCAGCATGGATATTTCCGGCTATTGATGATGTCATGAAACCAACATATCCTCAGAATCATGTGACTGCATACGAAAGATTAGATGATAATGATGAAGCTGCACACATTGTTGAGTTTGACGTAACTCCAGGTAAAGAGAGAATATCTACTATTCACCGTACTGGAACATATACTGAAATCACTCCAATCGGCGATAAGACCGAAGTGATCGTTGGTAAAAACTATAGAGTAGTTGCACAAGGAGAAAATGTTTATATCGAAGGAGGTTGTAATCTTACTATCGATGGAGGATGCAACACAAAAATCATTGGAGATTGGAATGTTCAAGTGACAGGAAACAAGTATGAACATATAGGAGGCGAGCACGTTCATAAAGTAAAAGCGAATCAAACCATTGATATTGCAGGTAGTATTTATGAACATGTTAAAGGAACAGTAAGAGAGGAATATGTTGGAAATCAAGTAACAACAGCGGCGAATATATTCCTCAACTGATATAAATAGATTACATGTCACGTGCACTATCAGATATAAATCCATCGCTAGATAAAGTTGCGATGAAAGGTTTATATAGGGATTTCCCTATGTTTTTTAAAACCGTGCATCCGACTAAAAAAGATATAGCTGCTGTTAAGGATTTAGATGCTGTAAAACACTCAGTAAAGAATTTAATATTAACAAATTTTAATGAGCGACCATTTCATCCTGAGATTGGTTCAAATGTAACAGCTTTGTTATTTGAACCAGCAGATAATTTTACGTCAATGGCGATTAAAGAAGAAATATTATATGTTTTAAAAAAGTTTGAACCAAGAACGAATGGTCATACCGTTGAAATAATTGATAATTCAGATAGAAATGCGTATGAAATTACAATTGGGTTTAATGTTATATTTTCTCCAAAGCGAGAAGAAATTAGTTTTTACTTACAACGATTACGATAATGAAGCAACTTAATGTCACAGAACTCGACTTTGATGCAATCAAAGAAAACCTCAAAGATTATTTTAAAAACGTAGATAACGGAGAATATTCTGATTGGGATTTTGAAGGATCGGGTCTTAGTCATCTACTCGACGTTTTAGCATATAATACACATTATAATGCAGTTGTTGCCCATAATGCAATGAACGAATCTTTCCTCGATTCGGCTCAAATTCGATCAAATGTAGTATCTCGTGCTAAGCTTCTTGGATATACACCAAAAAGCCAAACAGCGCCGATGGCAAAAATTTCATTAACATTCCCATCGGCCGTTAATCGAAATCTTTCAACATATACGCTTACTAAAGGACAATCGCTTACATCTGCAATTGATGGAGTAACATATACTTTTATTACTCGAGATGATTATACTGCTGTTCTCGATGAAGAAAATAGGCAATATGTATTCGATGATGTAGTCATATATCAAGGTCGCATGAAAGAAAGTTTATATGTTGTCGAAACAGGAAATATTGATCAAAAATATATTATCGAAGACAATACAGTTGATTTAGATCATTTACTTGTTGATGTATATGATAATCAATACTCAACAGCATTTGAATCTTATGCTCGATTTAAAAGTTTAGCTGGTGTTGGTCCATCGACAGCAGCATATTTTATTAATGAGAATTACAATGGTAATTATGAAATTAAGTTTGGTGATAATATCTTTGGTAAAAAACCATCTTCTTTAAATATTATTAAAATTCGGTATTTAAGTACAAAAGGACCTAATGCTAACGGTGCTAATGTGTTTGAATGGGCAAGTCCGGGTTCTGTTAGTCCTACACTTGTTACTCTTTCATCTGCTACGAATGGTAGTATTAAAGAAGATGTTGAGACAATTCGTCATAATGCACCACTTTCTTTTACATCACAGAATAGAGCCGTTACATCAACTGATTATAAAGTTCTTATTCAACAGATTTTAAATAATATCGAAACAGTTTCTGTATGGGGAGGTGAAGATAACAATCCTCCTCAATATGGAAAAGTATATGCTTCGATTAAACCATTTGATTCAGAAAAGCTTACAGATTTAGATAAAGATTTTCTCTTAAGAGAGTTAGTTGAAAAAAGAGTAATTGGAATCGAGCCAGTTTTGATTGATCCAGAATATACATATTTGTATTTTGATATCATGTTTAAATATGATTCGAATAGAACATCATTTTCTCCTGGTCAATTATCAACAAAGGTTGAAGAAATGCTCGAGGAATTTAATGTTACAAATCTACAAAAATTTGATGGCGTATTTCGTTATTCAAAACTTTTATCACACCTTGATAACTTAGATGTTTCAATCGTAAATTCCTTTGCTCGAGTATACTTATATAAGCGAGTTACATTTGAATATGGAAAACTTTTATCAACTCCGATAGATTTTCAGTTAGAAATCTATGGAGAAATTGATCAAAAAGAACCAATGATGGCATCAGATAGTTGGGTGCACAATAATATTATTTATAGATTAGAAGATGAGCCGATCACCGGTTCAGTCGAAGAAAGAAATGTATATGCATATCATATCGGTGCAAATGGTAATAAGAAAAAGTTATCTAAAAGTGTAGGTACACTTAATGTGAAGACCGGATTAGTTTCTATTAATCCTCTTCCAATTAGTAAAACAGAAACTATAAATATATACGTCACTCCAGCATCAAACGACGTAGTATCGAAAAGAAACAAACTAATTAGTATTGATACTGGAAGAACAAACATTACTCCAGAAGTTGATACAATTGTTGTATCTGGATCATCTGGAGTTGATGAATATACACCATTCTTAAGACACCGTCCAGATAATACATAAACATGTCTCATATTTCTATAGCTTCGGCCGCTCCTCAAGGAACTGTTCCTCATAACGTAGAATCACTTCGCGTTGAAGAACTTATCCCTGAGCAACTTAGACAAAGTTCAGAAAAATTTATAGATCTAATTAAGAAGTATTATGATCATCTTAATTCTGAAGGTCTTCCTACATATGAAATAAATCGTATTATCGATGAACACGATATCGATAAAGTTTCTGAGAAATATTTAGATGGAATTCAGGCAGAAATTGCAAAGAATGTACCAGATTCTCGAGTAATGGATCGAGTTTCTTTGTATAAGAAAATTATTAAGTATTATACAGTAAAAGGTTCACAAGAAAGTATTACAACATTCTTTCGACTTTTCTTTGATGAGATTATTGAGGTATCATATCCGAAAGAAAAGCTTTTTAAACTTTCTGATGGCAATTGGGATCGAAACGATAATAAGTATATCAATACTATTAATGCATCGTTGTTATATGGTAATAAAAATATTACCTTTAATTATAATAAGTTTGAATTAAAGAATGATGATGATGTTGTATTAGGAACAGGAAAAATTATTAAAGGCGAAAGAGTTTCATTATATGATGAAGCTCCTAAAATCCAATCTCTTGTTTTTGATATTAACTCTACAAAGAACGTTAATTCTATTATTGGATCGTGGGATTCATTAGCATTAGAAGAAAAGTGGAGAGGGTATTTTAATAATGGTGCAACGTTCAATCAATATGACGATGTTGTTGTATTAGATGGAAAAAAGTCATATGTCGATTTCGGAGATATTGGAGATCATGCGGTTGATCTTAATACAGATGAACATTCTTTTATAATTCGAGCTCGACCTAAAAAGAGTAAAGAAAATACTCAAATACAACCTCTTTTCTCTTTAGCTAAAGATTATTCACAGGTTGGATCTCACGAAGTATTCTTTGATAAAACAACTAGAAAGGTTGGAAGATCTTTTATCGACAATAAAGATCCAAATATTATTTTAGATACTGATAATACATCTTTAATATTCTCTAATTTTATTGATAGCACATCTCTAAATGGAGAGTCACCTGATTATTATAATAGATTTTTTGCTGATTACCCTTCTTTTATTAATGGGAAATGGGTGCAAAATACAACAATCTTTTTTAATGATGCGCCGATATATCAATTTAATACAGATCCATATTTAAATAGCGAAGAGGTACCTAGTTTACCAACTACCGGTGAATGGACAGATGAAACATATATACCAACTTTATTATATGTAGAAACCGATGGTTCGAAATATAGATGGACATTACAGTCATATGGTGCTAAGTTATATTTTACTGATTGGGTTGATTTAGCAGATATACCAAATCCGCACGATTTGAATTTAAAATGGAATTCTGGATATAAACCAGGAACACAAGAATTTAAAGTGTTACCAACATGTGATGCTCTAAAGAAAAACGAATCCTTTATATTTGAACTACATAATCGTGGTTATCTTTCGATATATCATAATGATATTATAAAGCAAGAGATTACATTTGCAAATTCTGATATAAAAGATATTTTAGATTATGCAATAGAAGGTGATTATCTTTTGATTTTAGATAAAGAACTTAATGATAATACTCGAGTTATTGCTTATAAACGAGATTCGTTTAACGATTATGTATATGAGAAAACACTTAACCTAAATGGTCACTTTTCTCATATTAAATTAGTTAAGTCTCAAATTATTGTTGGTACTGGTATTAGTGGCCATCAAGATCTTCGAGTATATGATAATTGGGAAGAAGATAATTATACAACGTTAAAAACCGATGATTTTAGATCTGTTACTCCAGATTTAGAATATAACGATCTTAATATTCCCTCTTCACCGATTGGAAATATTATTTCTAATATTAATGATGAATATAATTGGGATGGAATTGGATTAGCGTATGCTGAAGTTGAAGCAAGTTACATACGCACTAAAGATTTTACAGTAAAAAAGAGATTTACTATTGCGTTACGGTTTAAAGTATCGGGAGTCGACGACAATCGGGATCTTACACTCTTTAAACTTGGTTCTTTATCAGTTATCACAAATAAAGATGGAAATATTGCTATATCTGATGGCACTACGGATACGAATAATATTCCAAGATATACAGATGGTGATGATCAAATCTTACAAACACTCAAACATAGCGGTTGGAATACTCTCGTTGTTGATTTTGAATTAGGAGAATTTGACGAAACATCAAATTCATACGATAGTCCTACCGGTGATGTATGGATAAATTCGAATATTTCTATTAATGGATTTAGAAGAACAGTTTATAATTTAGATCTTGGTTATCAGCTCAGTTCGCCGAATTGGATAAATGCAAACTTTAATGCAACGAGTGCTATTGAAGTTGGTTCTAATAATGTAGAGGTATCGTATTTTGCTATCTATGATGGTAAACTTACCGAATTAGAACATAGACATATCGATACGTATTTAGCATCAAGCGTTGATGTAGCTCATGATTTAGGTAGATTTGAAGTAAATGAATCAGGTAATGTTATTATAAAAGCTTCTGATTATGGGTTATATATTTGGGAAAAAATAAATGATGAATGGCATTCTTACTTTAATACGATTGAAGATATTACTGATAATGATTCATCTCAAATTTATAAGAATTCGAATTTAACATATTCGTATAAGTTCTTTGGTGACGCTTTATTGCTTGTAAATGGTGGATATAATAATAAAATTATTCTAAGTGAAGTTGTTTGGGATTATGATGATGATGTGGAAGGTTTTAATCCGCCACACTCACTAGATAGTATTAGATATTCTGGATATTATAAACAATTCGAACCGCTAACATATTTCTCGGATCAAAATCGCGAATATGAGTTATACTATATCGAAAGCGAATATCTTTCTACTCGTAATTCATGGAAAGTAAAAAGAAAATTTAAACCTTCTACAGTATTTGTACAGCCTAATACTGAAATTGATGGTGGAAATACAGTAGAAGCTAAATTTAAAACAGGTCTTCAATATGGATTAGATATCGCGATTGATAATAACAATGAATATTTTGCTATATCATACGAGCCATCTTTTTATAGCAATAATGTCGATACAATTGATGGAACAAACGATAAAGATTTATACTATGACATTTATAAAAAAATTAGTGATAATACGATCGTTTTAATTCCAATAGAAGAACCGATTGACGGATGGCCAAAGATTGATAGCTTCGAATATAATGATTATAAGTTAAAATATAAAACAGATACGTATCCAACATATAATGCGATGTTATCATATCCGTATCTTATTCATAGTACTAATACAAATGATTCATACACTGAACATTCGCTTTTAAAATATGGTTATAGTACTGATAATTCTTTATATGAATTATTAGATGATGAGGTAATTTCTGGCGATTTTGTTGTATCTACACCGGGTGCAAATGAAATATATTTAGATAATAGTGAAATACTTCCGCATGAATATTCAATTGTTATTATTAGAGGTAGAGCAAATAGATATAATGGATACGTTGATATATCAGTAAACGGTACAGACTTTGAAAGAATCTTTAGTGGTAATACATCGAAAACATTATTAATTTCTCCTGAAGCAAATTTTGTTCTTGGTAGAAATAAAAGAGGATATTTCAATGGAGATATAAGCCATGCTCAATATTATAATGATGCAATATCAGATTCTACTAAAGACGAAATCGTAGAGTATCTAAATAAAAATGTTTTAGACTTTTATGCTCTCGAATTCGATGAAATTTCTGGCACATCGATCGGTGCTACAAAAATGGTATCGGATCCTCTTGAAAAAGATGATGTATTTACCTTTAACAATTTAGATGGTCATATATTTAATTCTTTTTGGGTTTTTGATCAACCAAATTTAAATGATAATCCATATCCGCGGATTCGTATAACTGCTAATTATAATAATGCAATTTCTGCAGCGCAAGATATTCATTGGGGGGATGGCAATTCTGATCTTCTTCTTGATGAGGCTGCGGTTCAACATTTATACACTTCTAATTTTGTAGGAAAATACTTAGATCGAAAGGGTCAAGCTTCGTCTGTCAATCGTATTCAGGATAGTATGTTTTGGCAAGAGTTCTCGTATAATATTCGTTCGTCTTTAAAGATCGACGAATGGGAACAACAGTTTGTAAATCTAGTTCACCCTGCAGGTTTAAGATTTTTTGCTACTGTTCTTCTTCTTGTAATAAGAGACAATCATTGGTTTGGACCAAAATACGTTACCTTCGATCCAAACTCAAGAGAAAACATTAATCTTATTAAAGTTGAAGATAAATTTTTATCACCATTTAGAACTACGCAGCCAATAGAAGATCTTCGGTGGCTTGAATCATTGACTGCACCTACTGAAGGTGGTGGTTATCATATGCCTATTTTCCAACCAGGTTGGTTACAAGGAGATATTCGAGTAAGACAATTTATTTTCGAGGCAGCACAATGGACAAAACTTGCTCGCTTCGTACCTGGAAATGAAGCGACTGCTAAATATACATATGAGTATATTGAAGGTGATCCGGTTTTTGATAAAGAAATTCGTATTATTGGATATAGCGGAGAAGAATTAAAGGTAGGTGATCAAGTCTATCAAGATGTTGAAAATATAACATACGAAGGTGTTATAACTAAAATTATACCAGACGGTGATAAGTTTACCGGTATTTTA